ACCTGAAAAAGAGTGGTCTAGACAAATTCGGAAGGGCTCCGATAATGGGGCGAATAACGGTAAACAACACGATGGCCCAATTCAGTTGTAAGCTGTCATGTACTCCGGAGTTATGGAATCCAAGAGAAAGCCGACTGAATGGAAAGAGTAAAGAAGCCATTGATATTAATGCGAAAATTGACCGGCTCCTGCTTTCTGTCAATTCTGCATTTGATTCACTTGTAGAACGTAAGATTGATTTTGACGCGACTGCTGTAAAAGAGATTTTCCAGGGAAGTGTGGAAACCCAAATGACTCTGTTGAAACGGCTTGATATGCATATAGAGGATATGCGCTCAAGAATCGGTATTGATGTGGCGAAAAGCTCCATGTCAACATACATTTACACCCGCAGGTATCTTGGAGAATTTATTCAAAAACGATTCAAGACAAGTGATGTCGCTTTTGGTCAGTTGAATGAACACATTCCTTGGGAGTTTCAGAATTATATTCTGAAGGACAAAGGACTTGCGGTAGATACGGCAAGACATTATCTGGCCATCCTGAAGAAAATCTGCCGGATGGCATTTAAGGAAGGATATGCGGAAAAGCGTTATTTTGTGAATTTCAAACTACCCCAAGAGCACCGTAAACCACCACGGGCTTTGAGCCGCGAAGATTTTGAGAAGATCCGTGATGTCGTAATACCACCGGAAAGAGTCACTCATAACATAGCCAGAGATTTATTCCTCTTCGCCTGTTATACAGGAGTTCCATATGCGGATGCGGTTTCAATTACCCGAGAGAATATATACAAGGATGATAAGGGCGATTTGTGGTTAAAGTATCTGAGAAAGAAAAATGATTATCAGGCACGCGTCAAATTGCTGCCGGAGGCTATCGCTCTAATAGAAAAATATCGTTCGGATGAGAGGGAAGAGCTTTTCCCGATGATACACCATCCCAATATGCGACGGCACATGAAAGGTTTGCGTGATTTGGCTGGCATAAGTTGTGATTTGGTCTATCACATGGGAAGACATACCTTCGGAAGTTTGATAACCCTTGAAGCTGGTGTTCCCATCGAAACGATCAGCAAAATGCTGGGCCATACTAATCTGACTACTACCCAGCTTTATGCAAGGGTAACTCCTAAAAAACTTTTTGAGGATATGGACAAATTCATCGAAGCAACGAGTGATATGAAACTGGTATTATGAAATCAAAAAAGAAAGAATCATGAGAAGTACATATAAGCAACTGTATTATATAAACCGTGGTAAAGTCAAAGCTGACGGGACCACATCAATCATGTGTCGTATTACAATAGACGGAAAGGCTGCTGCATTATCGACCGGGTTATATTGTCGGCCGGAAGAGTGGAACAGCAAGAAAGGGGAAGTCAAAAACAACAGACTGAACGGGATGCTTTGTGAATATAAGAAACGCGTAGATAAAACTTATGCTGAGCTGTTGAAAGTGAACGGCGTTATCAGTGCGGAACTTCTGAAAATAGCCATGACAGGAACTGCCGACATCCCGAAGTATATATTACAAGCAGGGGAAGTGGAACGGGAAAATCTGAAAATCCGTTCCATTCAAATAGATTCAACTTCCAGTTACCGACAATCAAAAATGTATCATTACTATCTTGGCGAATACATCCGTTCTCTGGGTAAGGAGGACATGCTTTTTACAGATATAACCGAAGAGTTTGGCATCAATTATATTTTATATCTGAAAACAAATTACCCTCATAAGCCATCATACCGGAATCATTGTCTTTGTTGGCTGAAACGTTTGGTCTATCTAGCCGTAGATAACGGAATCTTGAGGTATAATCCTTTGGATGATATAAAATATGAAAAGAAGGCACCCACAAAGCTCATGTATATAAGCAAGAAACAACTTCAGGAGATAATGAGCAGCCCTAAGCCTGATCCATTACAAGAACTGGCAAGAAGAACCTTTATATTTTCATGTTTTTGCGGTTTAGCTTATGTTGATGTACGTAATCTCTATCCGCATCATATAGGTACAACTGCAGAAGGGCGGAAATATATCAGAACTTATCGTAAGAAAACAAGCGTTGAGTCATTTATACCATTGCATCCGGTCGCAGAGCAGATAATTTACTTGTATAATACGACAGATGACAGTAAGCCTATCTTTCCGTTGCCAAGACGTGATATGATTTGGTTTGAAATACATGAGTTGGGCTTTTCCCATCAGTTCAAACATAACCTGTCATATCATCAAAGTCGTCACACTTTTGGTACCCTAATGGTCTCTGCAGGGGTTCCTATGGAAAGCATATCCAAAATGATGGGACATACAAATATCAGAACGACACAAGGATATGCAAAAGTTACTGATGACAAGATTTCAGAGGATATGGATAAACTAATTGAAAAGAGGATATCATTCACATCTCATTTGGATAAGAATCAGTATAATAGCGTTGTTGAAAAAAGAAATATTTAAGATTATAATCTACTTTAAAAGTGCTTTTTTGATTAATCCCTCTCAGGGTATTTACTTGATGTAATCCTATAAAAACATTTTTGAAAGTGGATTCAGGTTAGTAAAATCACATATTAATAGCTAAATAATACTTGTAATCACTATCTTTGTATTCAATAGATTGATATAATTATTGTCAATTTCATATATTTAGAATTTTTAATTAATATATTTATGACTAATATTAATAAAATTGAAATAATAAATAAACTATCAGAAGACGAATTCTTTTGTATGTTTGAAACATTGGTAAAGAATCAAAATTTTGATAATGTGACTCGCTACAATAATTGTATAGTTGGAGAACAAAAAATTATGGGGCGTAAAACAGTTTGTTTATTTGCTCTATTTCCTCAAAAGCTTAGCGGTATTACAAATGAAGAAGTAGAAATCGTTTATAAAGGAATTGAATCTCTTCAAAATAAATATTCTGCAAACTTAGTTTTCGTAGTTTCATTACAAACAATTTCAAATGGATTTAAGAATACTTTAATGAAAAAAAGTACAAACATTAGTCCGACATATATTGAACGTAATGAATTGATATCTCTTATTGATGAATATTATTCTGACTTTTGGCGTCATGAAGATCAAGATCTTTTAGCATATGAAAAAACACTTTTAAATTTTATTCAAGAAGATACTGAATTAAGGAAATTGAATTTTTCCCAAGATAAATATAAACAAAAATTAAATTTTTTTATAGAGCCACAATTGTCTCGCTGCTATGAAGATAAAAAAACGAAAACAATCGTTAGAAGCAAATACAAAATAGATGATATAATAAAACAAAAACAGTCGTTAATTATTCAAGGTGAAGCAGGTTGTGGAAAGTCAACATTATTAAAGAGGATTATAAAGCATTTGATAGATGAAAATTCAGCACTAAAAGAAAAGAAAAATTTACCAATTTATCTTTCTTCACAGGATATAATAAGTTCAATCGAAGACATAAAATTTCTTATTCAAGATAAATTGAAGATTATTTTGGGTGAAGCTCCTCTTAATGAAATTAAAGATAAGTATTACATCCATCTTTTAATTGATAGTATAGATGAATTAGAAGATTTTCATAGTGTAATCTTTGAGCAGCTAGAAAAATTAAAAGAGAAATATAATATAAAATATTATGTTGCATCAAGGAATGTAGATATGCTCTTGCAAAATGTTGGAAATGCAAACGTAGAGATATACGATATTCGTAGATTTAACTTTGAGCAGATAAAGCATTTTCTTAATGCATTTTTTTCAGGCGAGGAGATAAAAGCTTCTAATTTATTAGAAGCTTTAAGAGAAAATAAAATCATAGATAAACTGCCACTCACTCCATTGAATTTATCTTTGATTTCAATTCTTTTTGAGGAAAAAGATTTTGAGATACCAGCGACAATATCTGATATATATGATAATTTTAATTCTTTAATAATTGGTCGGGCTGTTGTTTCTAGTCGCGTTGAGTTTGTAGATATATCTTTTAAAGAAAGAATTCTTTCTATATATGCTTTAGAATTGCTTAATACTGCAAATCATCAGCCTATGGAAAAAGGGGATTTTGAAAAATTCTTTGTAAATTATTTTGCAAATAAATCGATCCCGATTAAGAAAGGAACACTAAATGATGCCTTAGACTATATTGTTAAGAATACTGGAATATTATTTATAAAAGATGGAAAGTATGTGCAATTTACTCATGCATCTTATATGGAGTATTATGCTTCAGTTGAAATATTTAAATTTCACCGTGAACTTGAGACCTTATATGTTGATAAATTCTACGATTCAAATTGGCAAAATTCTGCTATCTTTTATGCAGGAAAATCCAAGGACATGCCTAATTTTTTGCAGGATATACTTAAAAAGGTTCAAACTAGTTGCAATATATATGAATATATGTCTGGTATTCTTGGTTGTGGATATCTAATACAAGCATTATATTTAACAGATAACAAAATACGTAAAGACGTTGTAATAGAAGCACTTAGATTGTCTCTTCTATCCTTGGAGGCATTCAAGGTGTTAGCTATTGAGAATAAGTTTTTATATCGTGACTATAATTTACCATTAGTACAGATAATAAATTTCATCTATTTTTATGAAACATTTAATTCTATAACATTAAAAGAGCCTATGAAAATGGCTTTTGATGAACTATATGCTAAATATGAAGACCTTTTAGCAATCAATGATGATCAATTAGCTAATCAAATAAATGCTATTGGATATAATTTGTTAGAATTAGCTTTTACATTAGATTCAAAACGTATTGGAGATCAACATGGATTGGAAAAGGTTATAGATTCAGATTACATTTTGAAGAACCCAAATCTTTTATTGCTAGCTGATTTTTCAATGATGCTTTTGGGAAAAGTGAAATATGAATCTTTTAGAAATGCACTTAAGAAAAACATATCAACATTAGCTCCTGCATTAAAGCAAATAATAGAACAGCCAATACAAAAATTAAGATTTACAGCTTTAGATACTGTTAGTATTCAAGGGCGAATTAAATTGATTGTAGAAGGAAAAACAGATGCAGAATTACTATCACATGCATATAGTGTTTTGACAGGAGGTTTTATGCCTTACTGGACAATTATTCCTGGAGGTAGAAAATCTGATACAGGATCCGCTTCAGAAGTTAAAGAAACACTATTACATTCTTATCCACTATTAGAAAAAAACGATATTATTATAGGTATTGTTGACCATGATTATGCAGGTCTTTCTGCGTATGGTTATTTAAAAAATGATTTTATAGAGAAAGAACATAATATGTGGAAAAAACATAAAGATGCGAATATAAATATAATATGTCTTCCTATACCTGGAGAAATGAGTAATTACTTAATGCCGCGTTTTGAGGATAATTATTTTGAAATAGAACATTATTTTGGTCTAGATTTCTTAATTAAGAAGAAAGTTGTTCGTGAAACAGCTATACATAATATTTATGAAGTTCTTGATGGCCGTAAAGTAAGTTTTTCTAAAGAAATGAATGACATAGATGATCCTCATATATTTGAGAATTTTCTTCAGTTATTCCAACTTATTGATAAAATATCAGGGGTTAATGTAAAATATATTCTATAAATATGGGGGAATTACAACAGTCGCCCATTTCCTCGCCGTCCATAGAAGTTAGTACAGAC